CGTACTGCGAGCGGCGACTTTTGGAGAAAACTAAAGATGACATTTGACGAATGGTGGAACATATACAGCCGTAATGATTTCCGAAGATCCGACGAAATAGCGCGTGACGCATGGACTGCGGCAGTGGAGAACAATTTCCTCGTGCACGCTGTGAGGAAGATTGTTCGCGTGCATGGCAACGGGCAACCAAAGCAACTTGATGACGCCGTGCTACTACTCAAGGTTGCAATGGCGGAGTATGAGGCCCAACGTGTGATATGCGTCACGCCATAAAACCGATTAACCTTTTAACATAAAGGAACCAAGTACATGCCGCAGCTTAAAGCCGACTTAACAATCAGCATCCGTGCTGGCGAAAGGTCATTCACGTTGAACTGTATTCGACTTCCAGATCGCAGTTTTCTGGTCAAGCGAGGACGCAATGTATCAATCAAGATGCCTCGCGCCACCCTCTCTGAAATATTTGACCAGTCCCGCAAGTGGGCGGTGAGTCACACATGACCTACCGCACGCTCTACTCCTGCGAGTCCTGCGGCTGCGGCTACTGGCACGGCAAATACAGCACCAGTTGCCACCATTGCGGTGCCGGTGACTGGCTATCACACGGACTCGCGCCAGTCGTCGTGCCGTGTGATACGGAATGCTATCCCGACTACTGGCTGTGTCGTGTCGGCGACCAGTGCTTCCAGACCTTCCCCGGCCAGCCGCTCGATACAACACGCATGCGGCAGGCGCTGACCAACGCGACGATGCTGACGTTCAACGGCAATCATTACGACCATCCGATGATATCGCTGGCGCTGACCGGCGCTGACGCCGCTACATTGTGGGCGGCGAACAACACGATCATCGTACCGGGCGGGCAGGGTCTGATGCCGTGGGAATTCGAGCGGCATTGGGGTATCAAGCTGCTGCAATGGGACACGATCGACATCATGAACGTCGCGCCCGGTCAGGGTGGCCTGAAGGCGTACGGCGGCAAGATGCACATGCGCAAGATGCAGGAGTTGCCGATACCTGTCGGCACCAGCATCGGCCTGTTCGACCGCCCTGTGATACGCGACTACTGCTGCAATGACTGCGAGACGACAGCGGCTCTCGGTACGGCCATGTCAGCGCAGATCAAGCTGCGTGAGGAAATGTCGCTGGAATACGGTATCGACCTGCGCAGCAAGTCCGATCCGCAAATCGCCGAAGCGGTCATGAAGTCGTTGCTGCCATTCGAGGTACAGATACCGATCGTCGCGGCCGGTGCCACGTTTAATTATCGACCTCCTGCATGGATGTCGTTCCGCACCGAACAGATGCAGGACGTGTTTCGGACCATGTGCAACAGCAAGTTTGCTATTAACCCCAAGGGCGGCGTGTCGCCGGGTTACGATAACTGTTATGTCGATTGGGGTAAGGATCAGGTGCGCCTCGATCCGCACGGCCAGTTCGTTAAGTGCCCGGCAGGCTGGCAGCACAAGCTGGTCGGTCCGTATGCAATGGGTATCGGCGGCCTGCACAGCACGGAGAGCCGTCGCGCGCTGGTGGCAACGCCGGGGCGCAGGCTGCTCGACAGGGACGTCGCCGGCTACTACCCGAGCCTGATCATCGAGACGGGCATCTATCCGCCACAGATTGGTGAAGCATTCAAGGACATCTATCACGGCTGGTACGACCGGCGCATGGCCGCCAAGCGTGCAGGAAACAAGAAGGTCGCCAACAGTCTCAAGACCCTCGGCAACGGAACCTTCGGTAAGCTCAACAGCATATACTCGATCTTCTATGCACCGAGCGAGTTGATACAGGTGACGCTCACCGGCCAGCTTGCGCTGCTGATGCTGATCGAAGCGATGGAACTGGAAGGTATTGCCGTCGTGTCAGCCAACACGGACGGCATCGTGATGGATATTGCCGACGACCAGTACCTGACATATCTGTCCATCATATCGTGGTGGGAGCAACTGACCGGCTTCGAGACGGAAGAGACGGAGTACCGTGCGGTATATAGCCGCGACGTAAATAGCTACGTTGCCATCACCACGGATGGCAAGCTCAAGACCAAGGGTGCCTACGCACCGCCAGAACCGGGCGCAAGCGGCTGGCCCAATCCGACCACTCAGGTCTGCGTCGATGCGGTCTGTGCCTACCTGCTCTCAGGCACGCCGATCGAGACGACCGTCCTGTCATGCACCGACGTGCGCCAGTTCGTCACCATCCGTGACGTCAAGGGTGGTGGTGTCTGGTCGAGCAAGCAGATCGCGATCGACGATTGGGTACTGCTGGTGGATACCGGCACCGCAAAGAACATATGGGCAGCAGCCGGCGATCCGACCAAGACTGTCAATCGCAAGAGCCGCCCGCCCGCGCGCATGGTGTGGGTCGATGACGTGAAGCTCGGCCGCATCGTCCGCTGGTACTACTCGACCGGTGAGACTGGTCCGATCCGGTACAGGACGACCGGGTCGATGGTACCGAAGACCGAAGGTTGTCGCCCGATGATGGAACTGACGGACGGGCTGCCGGCCGACATCAACTACCTCTGGTACTTTGCAGAGGCCCGTAGCTTACTTAATGACGTGGGGGTAACGATATGAGAAACGATGGAGGGCCGGCGTTTCCGGTGACGGCAGACGTGCTGTGCGACCATACAAGCGGGACAAGCGTACGGCTGACTGGCATGACACTGCGTGACTACTTTGCGGCGCATGCACCACAACCGCCGGTAACGTGGCGTGGTGGCGAGTGGATGCAATCTGGAACGAATGCACTTGCTACGTATATCGCTTGGCGCTGGTACTATGCCGACACCATGCTTGCCGAGCGTGCCCAATGAACGTGACCGACATCATCGTCCGCGCCAGTGCCGAGTGGCCCGCCTTCAAGATCGATCCGGCGTGGTGCCTGCGGTATCTGGAATTGTGCGATGGGTTCCTGCGCAAGCACCGCACGTTCTGCGCCGAGCAGCCGCTGGTGTATGTCGTCAATGCCGGCCTGCGCTCGTCCGACAAGCTGCCGACCGACTGCTGGTGCGACGGGTTTGACCGGTTGCTGCGGTTCGGCTGGATGCTTCCGATGCCGCAGCGACTTAACGGCAGCCGGCAGTGGATGAGTTTGTTATGAAACCGTTAGTTATTTATCATAAAAATTGTGCGGACGGATTTGCAGCAGCCTTCGCTGCGTGGCAAGTGTTCCGTGCGGACGGTGCCGACTACCTGCCGATGGACTACGTCAAGAAGACCATCACGCTTCAGGAGTTCCGCGCGCTCGTTCCGCCACTGGTCGGCCGCACGGTAATCATTCTCGACTTCAGCTTCCCGAAGCACATCATGCAGCACATCTTTACCGAGGCTAACAACAGCGTCTGGATCGATCACCACAAGGTGGCCTTCGAGATGTGGATCGAGCGATACGAACCGGGCATGCGCTACACCAAGAGCAAGCGCGACAATGTCAAGATCATACTTGACGACAATCGCAGCGGCGCGTGGCTGGCATGGATGTATTTCAATCCGAGCAAGGGTACCGTGCCGCCGACGTTGTTCAGCCTGATCGACGACAGGGACCGCTGGCAATGGAAGCTGAAGGGCACCCGTGAGGCGCACTGTGCGCTCATGTCGATGCGCCCTTGGACGTTCTTCAAGTGGTCGCAGATTAGCATCCCCGACCTGCTTGATACCGGTGCTCGGATCGTCGCCTTCGAGGATGCACAGATCGCCGGACTGATGGACAATGCGCAGGAGATTCACATCCCGATGGATGACACGATACCGGGCATGTTTGAGGAACTGCGCAAGGGGCTGGCATGCAACACCAGCATTCACGTCAGCGAGATCGGACACAAACTCTACGCTGAGTGCGAGACGTTCGGCTGCTGCTGGTCCGTCGATGGGCACGGTGTGGTGTGGATGAATCTCCGCAGCGCAGATGCCGGCATGGACGTGAGCAAGATAGCTCAGAGGTACGGCGGCGGCGGGCACCGCAATTCTGCAGGATTCAAAACCGATTTAATGACAATAGCGAGGTGGTTAAAATGAAACCGTGTGTGAATGATCCGTTGGCGCAGGACGACAGCGAGCGTGTGCGTACTATCAGATGTATGACCTGTGTTGTGGACACCTGTACTGCACGCAGGATACATAAGTCCGCCAGCGCCCTTGACACACAGGTAGCTGGCAATCACTACAAGGACATGGTGATCCAGCCGGTCGAGTTCATTACGCGCAACCAGATCGGATTCCTGCCGGGCTGCGTGATCAAACGTGTCTGCCGCTACAAAAACAAAGCCGGCGTCGAAGACTTGCGCAAAGCCATTCACGAACTGGAACTCATGATCGAACTGGAGTACGGCAAATAAGTTTCGCCACCCCTTGCGTACCCATTCCTTCCAGTTTGGGGTTTCAGTGAGCCGCTTGGGGTGGCACCCTACAAGGAGAAGACGATTGAACACGCTCGATGCAGAAACGAAGACTCATGGCGGCCAGTCCTTGTTGACCGACGGGTTAGGCCACGCGGAGCGCGCTTGGTGTCCTGCACGTCGGTCAATACACCCGTTCATCGCGCGGTGTGCCGTCAAGTGTGTGGGTGGCAGGTGCTGGTACCGACGTCGAGCGGATAGCCCCGCTGACCGACGCAGAGAAGGCTGCACGGTACCGTGACCGTGGCAACGACACACACGGTGCGCGGACCCTGCAGCGTAATGCTCGCAAGATTGCTGCTGGTGCGACACTGGCTGGATTATTGGGAGTGAGATAATGAACGGAAACGACGAGCGCCACGGATACCCCGACTTCGGTTGGGGAGTGTTGATAGGGGCAGGGGCGATGTTTTGTACTATTGTGGTGATTTATGCAATTGTGAAGTTGATACTATGAACCCACTTGATATCAAAGACCTGACCGAAGCGCGGCGTGTGCTGACGATGATGCAAGTGGAGAACGCTGAAAATAGAAGCGCGCATAACTCTCTGGTGGAGCAACTCGCCGCCATGACGCAGGAGCGGGATGCTGCAAAAACACTTGCCATCTTCTACAGCGAATTAGCTGCCGCCTCTCAAGCCATAGAGCAGCAGTTGCGGGAGGCGTTGGAATCGGCGCTACCGGCTATTGGGTACGGCTACGACGCTTGCCGTTGTGCTTCGGCCTTGCACACCGTTCAGTCTGCACAATTCGACGTGGAGTCAGCCCTCTCCCTCCCACAAGACGACACCGCATTGAAAGCGTGGGGGGCGGAGTTGCTACGGGAAATAGCAGACGGGGTTATCGGAGTACGCGAGGAGATGATTCTGCGCCGCAAAGCCGACGAACTGGAGGAAAAGAAATGAGTACAACTGACGCAGATTGGCGTGACCCTGTATGGGCGAAGATGCCAAATAAGACAACCGAACCCGCTGCACTTGCGGGGATTGAGCCGGTGGCGTATGTAGTGTATGCGATAGGCCGACCACCTCACTTTGTTCCGGTAATAAATGGAAGAATAGCCTTCAAGGTTGATGGATACACGCCACTCTACTCCGCCGCCACAGTCGAGCAGTTGATCAGGGAGCGGGATGAGGCTATCGGAGCAAACATACTAAACAGAAATGCCTTGAAGTGGAAAGAAGAACAACTCGCCGCCATGACGCAGGAGCGGGATGATCTTCTACAAGCACGCGCAATCTGCCCTGAGTGTGCCAAGAAGATTGATGAAGCTGCTGGCATTGATCTTGTCGGATTGAACAAGCGACTCGCCGCCTGTCAGCAGGAGAAGGATGATTACAGGGCGGCGTTGGAGTTGATCGCAGACACAGACCCCGATGACGGTACGCAATGGTTCCATTACACCGCTAGCGAAGCCCTCGCAAAGTACCCCCACGAGGACGCCATCGAACAGGCGAGGAGGTTGGTATGAGATTACTTATTGAAAAGGATTATGGCGGCACGTTGTACCGTCTGATGACTTCCTAATCGGCTACGCCATCGTTATCGGTGTGCTGATTGTTACTGTGACTATCCTACAAGGAGGCCCGAAATGATCCCGCGTTGGTTTATCAGCATGGTCTTGGCGTGGCTGGAGTTCGATTTGAAAATAGCGCGTTCAACCGGGCGTAATCCAACCAACATTGCAGCAATCAGCGGCGCTATCAACGAGTGGGATTTGATCCTGCTCCGCAAGGACACCCCGTTACTTCCTCCCGCCTAGCACCTCGTTGTAGCGACCAGTCAGGCCGGTGATCTTGTCCTCGATCATCTTGACGCGCTCCTTGTTGGCACCCCTCTCGATCAGTTCCCGCTTCTGCCGACGCAGATAACCGATCTCGCGTTGTGCCTTGTCGGCAGTCTGCACCAGCCTAGCGTCAGGGTTGCGTTCCATGTAGCGCAGAAGTGCATCGCGATCGCTGGCATCCTTCATCTCTTCCATCGCAGACTTGTGCGCGCCGATCCGTTCAAGGTTCCTGTAGAACTTGCTAGTCTCGGATGCCTGCCCCTTCGTCTCGCCGATGAATCGACCCACGCCGAGCGGTGTCTTGTGGATCGGCAGTTCCTCACCTGTGACCTTGCTGCTGGCGAACTGCGTTAGCTTCAGTACCTCACGACCAACACCACCTGTAGCTTGACCGACCAGATAGTCAAGCTGGTCGGGTGTCGGTGATGTCATGCCGATCTCATACTTGCCGCCACCAGTGATGTAATTGACCGCATACGACAGCCAGCGACTCGGCGGCGAGGCAACATCCTTGGCACGGGTCCAGCCTGCGGTGGGCTGCAGTCTGCTGAAGTCTTCCTTGTAGATACTCTTGCCGGTCCAGTCCTTGTTCTCGGCCAGCGAGACGATCGGATCACCAATGGTCGGAGACAGCGTCTGAGCAAACGTACCGCTGCCGATCGGATTGAATGCATCGAGCAGTACGTTTGCCAGCCGCGACAGTTTCTTGCCGGAGTCGCGCCCGCCAGAGATGAGCAGTTCCGTCGTGATCCGGCCGATGTTCGGCAGCACGTGGAAACCGAGCGGCATCGGCACGCTTAGATACTTGTCGCTGCCCGGCAAAGGTATCAGGAAATTCTTCTCACGCTGGAACTGCGGAGGTTCCTCGTCGTCCCATCCAGCCAGCATACCGAGGAATGCCTGCAGCACACCGACCATCATGCCGCCATAGACGATCTTCTGTCCGACTGCCGTCAGCTTTCCATCCTTGCTGGTTGTCTCAGCGATGCGTGCGGTGCCCTGAACTGCCGCGTTAAAGAATGCGTAGAGCGCGCCGGTCTGTACGGCGGCCAGTCCCTTCTTGTTGAAGTTCACCGTCAGGTTCTTTGCGAGCGATGCAGCAGCGTCACGACTCATGCCGTTGTCCAGTGCTGCCTTGTACGCAGACAGGCGCATCGCATTCTCAACCGACGTGTTGTAGTCGGACAGCCAGCCGAATATAACGCTGTGCTTTTCACCGACCGCCAGCCATTGCTGTCCCTTGCCGGCATGCTTCAACTCTTCGGCGATATCCTTGGCGCGATCTTCGCTGGTCAGGAACATGTCGCGATAGCCAGTCTGCCCACCGTCAGCTTGGAACTGTTCAAACAGTTGCGCCCATTGCGAACTTGGCGTGCGGCCGGCGCGGTGATCGCGAAGGTCGATATAGACGCCGATCAGTGCTGACCATGCATTGCGTGCTATCTCAGCACGATGACCCGACAGCGGCGTGCTCGACAGGTTCAGCATGCCGGTGAATAGATCGCGGATGCCGTTGGTCAGGCCGAAGACCGGGTTGTATTGCGTATTGACCGCAGCGAACCAGCGTGTCACGGGAGCGATGACCTGCAGCGCCCCACTCAGTTCCGGCGCATCGAGGTTCTTCAGGCCGCTGACCGCTCTCTGCGCACGCTTCTTGTTGGAGAACATCACGTACCGGTCTTCGCCATTGATCCGTGCGCTCATTACGTTGTCGCGATTGCGCAGCGCCGGATTGATCCGGGTTGCTTCCAGCCCTGTGTTCGGATCGATGTAGCGTTGCACCGGTTCGCGAGCGATGTTCTGCGCATCGAGCGGATTGACACCGAGCGCCACCAGTTCGGCGACGACCTTGGCGAGCGCGGCCGGCGACAGACCTTTGTTGAGCGTCGGATTGAGCGGTATCCAGAACTCAGGATTCGGTGCCGTCAGCGCCAAACCATAGACCGCCTGCGCAACACGGTTCTTCTCACCCCTGACAATGGCCCGCTCCCGTTGCATAGCGACGTTGGCGAGGATATTGATGACCTTGCGCTTACTACCTAGCGCCCGCCTGCTGGCAGCCCCTCTGACGTCGAATCCTGACCCCGTGCCGGCACCGAGATTGAATGCACCCGAGTAGTTCGCATCGGACTCCATGTCCCGCTTGAGCGGAATGTAATGGGCGTATGTCCGCTTCCACGTATCGACGGTTGCTTGCGTCTCCAGCTTGTACTGCACCAGCAGATCGAGCGTGCCGTTGGTGATCGCTTCGACCTTCGTTGCGACGGACGGCAATCCGCGCAACGCGGCAGCCGATAGCTGTACCGTCTCGCCGTTCAGGGTGACAGCGCGGCCGGCGAGGATGTCAGCAGCCTGTGCGTCGGTCATACCCGATCCATCGGTAATGGCCGGATTGGTACGAGCGTTAGCCGCGTTACGTTCCGGTGCATGCCGTGCCCACATGTAGTAATGCACGTCCTCTACCGTCACGCCACGGTGCGACATATCCTCCAGCAGTTTGCGCATCTCGCCGCTGTTGAATTCCTTGACACGCGACGACGCCCGACCGTGATACAACGTCTCCTGCAGATACGGATCGAACCGTTCAGCAACGGCGACACCTGCATCACGGATCGCACGGAGGATTCGCTTCGTATCGATCAGGCTGTCCTGCATCTTGCGGACAAAGTCGTCCCAATCCGTAACGTCAGGGTCGGTCCATGTCTGGTTGATCGGCTGGCCGGTCAGGCGGGAGCGGGGGGTGCTGAGTTTAGCTACGTCCATACCGGCGACCTGCTCACGGGTGACGACAACACGACCGTTGACCTCGGCTCGATCCTTCGCTATACTCCAATCCACGTTCGGAATTCGCGTTTTCAATGCGCCTACAACCCCGTCCGCAGCCGCAGCCAACAAACCTGCGGCTTTTTCGTCCACATAGTGCAGCAGTCCGTCATTTATCCACCGCTGTAGCTGTGCGTGATCACCGGGATGAATAGTCATTACGAAGCCGTGACCTGCCTGCGGTTCTAATGCGACGACAGGATACTTTCCGTCGATAGCATCGCGCAATACAACACGGAAGCTGTTCGTATTGTCACCACCCGCGCTACTAAATACAGCCAGCGGATCGGCCAGATATTTAGGCAGGTCGAATATTACCTTCGGATCGAGAGCTTCCCCGTGCCTTGATCTACCGTGCATATTCATAGGTTTTTCCAGCAGCGTAGTACCGGAACCGACGATACGTTGCGGAATGTTGCGGAACACTTTTCCTTTTTTACCATCAACGATTTGCCGCAGTACGGCCGGCATGTCCATGATCTTTATCGTTCGAGATTGAGCAAATTGCTTGACGCGCTTATCATCTGAATCCAGATCGCGCGCCACATTCTTTAGTTCAGTCAGATACTGACCGCTACCTACCGGCTGGAACCGTCGCTCACTCCGACGTATGTCATCGTCCTCACGGCTGTACGCACCAGAGTTACCGCTCGCCGACTTGACCTGATTGGGCGAGAACACCGCAAGGTTCGTCACGCCGCGCTCACGGACATAAAAACTGTCGTGGTTCGCTCGGATGTATTCCTGCACCTGCTGGCTCTCGATCGCGTTCCAGTCGCCACGTTCCAGATCGCCGATGTGTTGCGCAACCTCGACCATCTCGCCGTTGATGAATTCATGCCCCATCCACGATCCGCCGAGCACGTCTTCTATCGCACGCACATGCTCGGGGTTGCGGTAGTCAAACGGATTCTCAGCCCGCACGTACAGCGGCATGATGTTCGACTCGCTCGGCATGAACAGTTCGATCTGCTTGGTCAGGTACGGGCTGTGTCCTTCCGACTGGTCGATGCGCAGCATCTCACGCTCACGTTCGCGACCGGGTGGCAGTTCGCGTATGGCTTTTGTAGCAGCCGCCTTGGCCTGTGTGATCTGCTCGGGCGTCATCCACGTCCAGTAGTTGCGCAGCATCCAGCCGCGCGACAGGTCCGCGAAGTCACCGGCAAACGACGGCTGGTCCGTCAGGAAGATGGCATCAGCTTGCTGCGGCCGGAACTTGGTGATGTCCCGCGACGTTCCGTGGTACATGCGCTTGAGAGAGCCGTCAGGATTGCGGACGACCGTATCGCCGGCCCATGCTTCGAGGTTACGGCGTGGCTCGGAGAACAACGGCATGCCGATCCGTGCCTGTTGCCGCATCTCGTCGGTGATGTCGAAGCCGGGTTGGACCGACAGGTCGTGCTTGTATTCGGTGATGGCACCGCCGTTGTCTTCGTCAAGGTCCGGCTCGCTGTACTGGCCGAGATTTACCGTACCCAACGTCGCACCGAGCTTGCGCGCGACCTGCGGAATGATCTGGCCGTAGAAACCTTTCATCCCTTCGCCGCCAATTTTCAGACCGTCGCCTTCTAGCTTGCCTTTGTATTCTCCTGTTATTTTTTTTGCGACTTCTTTGCCGACTATATCTTCAAGGTTGCGGCCGACAAATTGATATGCAAGATTATTGCGACTAGCATCAAGAACTTTTCCATTGTCGGTATCGAAGCGAATCAGTCCTTTCGGGCTGTCAATGATGACGTGCTGTGCAGTGCTACCTGAAACCGGAGACCATTCGATACTGCGCACCTGCGTAGATAACGAGTATCTCTCGTTTTGTTGCTCGCCCGTCGTCCATGCCACCTTGTCGAATCCGTTATCGACGGCATGACTGATAGCCCGCTTGAGTGCTAGGGCGACCCATGCTTTTGTGTCGGTGACGAAGGGGGCGAATGGGACGGACTGTTGGCCTTGTAGGTACGCGGACTTTGCGCCCTCTGCAGTCTGAAAGTGTTGGGTGGCTACAGCACCAGTATCTGTCAGCACAACAAACCGCTCGACCTCTTTGACATCGTTGCCGCCAAGACCTTGTAACGGATTTTTAATGACAACTTTTTCCACTCGGAACCCACGAGGTAGTTCACCAGTTACAGCAAACCCTTCCTTCCGCCCCTTCTGCGCCCAATCGCTTTGCACTTCCTCGATGAACATGACGCGCTTGCCGTCCGCGTCGAGGCGCGTGTTGAACCGCAGGTGCGCGAGGATGTTCAGTTGCGTGTAGTGGCTGCTGCGGAACGATGCGGCAGGTTTTGTTTCTATATCGCGAATGGCAGCGTCTACTGTCGGATACCGTGTACGCTCAAACCGCGTGACAATATCAGCAAGTGCCGTCACGCCCCATGTACCGTCTGCGTTTTGCGCTATTGATCCGACATTTCCATGCGTGCCGACTATAAGACGAATATCACCTGCTCCTTTTACAGTCAAACCGCTCGCTTCCTGCGACTCAGGCAACGTCAGCAGCAACTCACGGTACGTACCGGGCTTGCCGCCCGGTATGCGCAGACTGCTGCTGTCGTGCTTCGGCGTCTCGCCACGTGCGGCCTTGCGCAATTCAAACAGTTCGTTCTTGCGGTTGAGTGCCTTGCCGTATTCGAGCATGGCGTCATATTGTTCTTGGTTGTAACCAATAGCCTTTAACTTCCTGTCGTTACCAGATGCAGCGTCACGCATTGCGGAGATTGACATCTGCGCACGAAGCTCTATTTCATCCTGCGTAAGATTTGATGCAATCTTCCGCAGCCGAGTCACCTCGGCGTCCTGCTCCTGCAACTCAGCATCCAGCCGCTTGTACTCCGGTGAGTCCTCACCAGAGCCGAGCATAACGTCCTTGACGCGCACGCCGTTGCTGGCGAGCCAGTCCTGAATCTGCGCACCTGTCACGCTGCGTTGCGTTGCCAGCCAGTCCAGCACGCCGGACCATGTGAGTTCGTCTTTCTTGACTTGCAGCTTGCCGGCATTGCTGGTCAGCCACAGTGCTGCTTCCTTGCCGGTTTTAATCTTTGCCGGCAAGCCACCGACCGCTTCCGACAGTTGCGAGCGATACCATTCTTTACGGGCGTGCGATAGACGCGCCTCGGCGCTGGCACGACGCTGCGAGAATAGCGGCATACCGTTGGCGGCCGACTCACGGAGCTTGTCGGTGATCTCGAAGCCTTGTTGGACGGCGATAGCGGTAGCATTGTCGCCAGCCGTCATTTTTTCCACGCGAGCTTCTGCCGCCTCTCGCGTGTCATAACCGGATTCATCGGTAGTAAATCGACCATCGTAGCTGACAGCAAATCCAGAGCCGCCGTTCTTGCTCAGATCAACAACTTCGTATTTATTACCGGCATGTTCCTCCATATCCTTGACCTGCACGTCCTTGTCGAACTTGCGCAGTATGTCGTTCGCAATCGTCGGCAGCATCCGATCGTAGAAGCCAGCCATGCCGGTGTCACTAATTGTAATGTCATCGCCGGTAATCTCGCCCGACTGGTTCGGATCGGCGATGATCTGCTTCGCCATCTGCTTGCCGATCGCATCGGACAGCGCGTTCTCGGCGAGCTTGGTGTCGGTCCGTACCCGGCCGCGCTGGCTGGCGGTAATGTGGATACCCTCGGGGGTTTTCTCCCACGCAATCGTATCGACCTGTTTGCGCAGTGACGACCGCCACCGCTCGACCTGTTGCGCACCGCTCGTCCAGACCACTTTGTCGAAGCCGTACTCGATGGCATGAGCGATCATGCGCTTGAGCACCAGACCGGCCCATTGCGGCGTTTTCTCGATGAACGGTGCTGCGTCGGGTGTATCTTGAGCGGAGCTTGCGCCACGGTTGGCTTCGTGATCAGCCGTTTTCCATTCGTCATATGCTGCCCGTAGCTCACGATATGCCGCTGCTTGTTCTTCGGTGCTTGGGTTGTACGTATTGTCTTGTGACTTTACGGTGTACCAGTCACCTGCCGTCCAGCTTTCAGTGTCTGAGTCTAGCTCTTTCAGTCGTGTCATCGCAGCGATGACACGATCGTTCGCAACCTCGGCCGCAGCACGCGCCGCCTCGTACTTCTCCTGCGCCTCAAGTCCCTCACGCCGCTGCTGACCCCAATCACCCTGCACTTCCTGCAGCACAAGCACGCGCTTGCCGTCGCTGTCGATATGCTCGTCCCATCGGGCATGGCCGATGACGTTCGCTTCCTGCCAGTGCGTCGTGTAGTAAAAGTCGTTGGTGTCGGCACGCACGGCACGTCCTGTAGCCTCGTCTGTCTTAGGCATACCAAACGCGCCGACCGGCAGCGTCAGTTGTACCTCACGATACGACCCCGGCACAGCACGGTTCTTGTCGGTCGTATAGTTTTCCCACTTAACAGCACGATAGCCGCCTGCGTCACCACTGCGGCCAGCGATCAGACCTTCTTCCATGACGTAGTTACGGATCGCACCTTCAACATCGGCATCGTCCGCATTGCGCGGTAGCGATATATCGCGACCGTCATAATATAAATTCCGATCACCGTACGATTGGCTGTCCCAAAACGTACCATCGACACCATCGACCGTGATACCGCGCGTCTGCGGCGAATCGTAATCGTCGTAATACCACGTGCGTTCCTGCTCGATCAGTTCTTCCAGCAGTTTGTCTTTGTCGATAGCAGCCTCGGCACGGCGGCGAGCTTCGGTTTCCAGTGCTTCCATGTCACCGGACAAGACGGCAAATGCACGATCGGTAGCTTCGATCTGCACCTGTTCGTCGGCAAAGTCGGCATCCTCGTCGTGGTATTCCTGCCACGTGCTACCGGCAAACTGTGCCGCCGCATAGTTACGTGCAACCTGCTCAACCAGATCGTCATCGACCGGGAACATGTCACCCATCTCGCGACGGACATCGGCAGCAATGTCGGGCCATATCGTAGCTATCTGTGCGGTCGCTTCGCGCTGGATATCATCGGCAATATCTTCCCACGTCTCATCAATCTGTTCTTCCAATACTTCATCCAACCGCTCACCAGCACGTTCGTTCAACAACGACTCGTCCGGATCATCGGTCTGCCAGTCGCCGACATTCAGTTCAATATCGATATCCTCGGCATCAACCTCCTGTTCCGTGTCCGTGACGGGCCGTACCGGGTTGCTCTCCCCACGCAGGATCGTTTCGATCCGCACGCCAAACTCGGACAGGTACGCCTGCACCTGCTCGCGCGTGACGGTCGCCTCTCCCTGCACGTCGAGCCATTCCTCGATACCGGACCACTTGATCTCGTCGGGCTTGACACCCTTGGCCGCCAGCGACTTGAGCCACGACTTCCAGCCCGATGCCGGCGCTTTCTTCATGGTGGCGGCATCAGCCTGACGGGCGAGCGGGGAGTACCACCATGCAGGCGGGCGCTGTGTGGTGAGACGTGCGACAGGTGCAGCAAGCGCAGCCTGCGCCGCAGCGAGTTTGTCCTTGTTCGAGAACGATTCAGGTATCGGCCGCAACGTGCCGTCCTGCGTCACTGCATATCGGTTGTAGCCACCAGCACCCTAGACGCCACCCGTACCGCCGTTGTCCTTGTATAGATCGTAGGTGCGCTCGTCAGGATACTCGGCGCGCATGCCTTCGGCTTCATTCCACAGCGACTGGAACGTGTTGTAGCCATACTCACCTTCCATCGTGAGCTTGCCGTTCTCGATCTCTTGCAAAGCCGCGAGCATAGGACGGGACTCGCTGCGACGGACAGGTGTAGCAACCAGTGCGGACTTGTAATACATCTTGTCATCCGACAGATGCGACAGGTCCATGTCAGGCACCAGCCGCTTCCACTCAGTACCAGTCATCTGACCAGACGGCAAGTCCTTACGCGCGGCAATACGTGCGGTCTGCTTGATATAGTCGTTCGGCTCGGCCTTCGGTGCGACAGGCACGTCAGGTTTAGTGCCGGCACCTTCGTATTTAACAGGCACCGAATGATCGCCGAGCAGCACAACCGCGCCGCCGCGTCCGAACTTGTGCGACATGTAACCGTCATAGCCGGCGTCGATGACAGCCGCTTCGGTATAGTTCATCAGCAGCGACGGTGCGATCGGCTGGTCGCGCCAATCCTTGTTCGGATCGGCGTACCTGATCAGATTGTCAGGATCGGCGTCAATGTCGTAGATGTTATTGAGCAGCACGCTATGCGCATGGCTGCCGACACCCGACTCGGGCGTGATGCCCGAGCCTTCGTTGGTGTAGAAATACAGACGACGCTTGAGGCGCTCGTCATTGCTGTGCATGATGCGAGCACGTTCCTCGCCTTTCATGCCGGTTCCGAAGAACCGCGAGCTTAGGGTTTTGCGCTCGGCTTGCGAGTAGTGGACTCCGACCGCGCTGACTCCGGTTCCGGCCCGAACCGTTCCGTAACTTGGTCGGTTACTGCTGAATACAGCGCCCGCTCGATCTGATCCACTGCCGGCTGCATCGGGTTGCTGTCCGAAGACTTCTCTTGCCTCGGTACGCCAGTGATTAACGTCCCGCGCCGTAGGATGCTGTTGTCGGGTATCCTGTTCCCCACTCCGAATGCCATAGCCATACTCCTTAATGATTGCTCCGTAACCCTCGTCAAAATTGACGAAAACATCGGCTTTGCGCGCAACGACAATAATAGCCGACCGCAGCCGCTGCATGTCAGCCATCGGCAGACCGATCAACATCTCGCCGTCGACCGTCGAATGACCTGTGATAATCCCGCGCGCCAGATCGCGCACCTGCTTGTAAATGTTGTGCGCGTCTTTCCGGCCAATATCGAAATGGATTATGCCAGTTTTCGTGCCGCCCGTAAAGGACTTCAACCCGAGCGCATATACCGCTTCCTGATCAAGCACATAGCCGATGGCACGGGCGGCCAGCGCCGGATCACCCTTGCTGACGACCAGCGCGAACGACGGATTCGTGTATTGCTTCCAGCCGCCGAGTTGCGTGACGACCTCGCCGGTGACGTGCAGGTCGGCAAGCAGGCCGGGGATGATGCGTTTTACGACATCGTTGCTGACGGCTTGTTTCTCTGCGTCGGTACGCTTCCGCCATGCGGCCGTAGCTGAGGCATCGTTCGGATTCGGAGCGACTTCGAAGAATAGACGCTGCTCGCGCTCGGGACGTGCTGGCGACAACGATGCAAGCTCGCTCGCACGTGCATCCGACAGTTCGTCACCGCTGTCTGACTGCGCCGGCACAGCAGGCTGCGGCTCGCTCTCTGTACCAGACGACCGGCTGTGCGTGTCGGACGTACCGATCCGATGGTCCGTAACGTGCGGTTCGCCGTCAGGCTCTGTGCGTCGCTCGACACGTATGAACTGAGCATACGCGGTAGTTATTGCGTCACGGGTCTTTTCCAGTTGCTCGACCGATACCGTTGCATAGTCGTCTTGCTTCTGCGCACGGACGACAGCGATAAACTTCGTCAGCGTCTCGCGGATCGACATGACCAGTCGTTCAATAATCCCGCGAGCTTTCTCGCCCTCGGCCTTCTCGATCTTTGCGAACACATCCAGCCAGAACTTCTCGCTCGACCAGTGCTGGCCGCCAAGGTCTGACACCATCTCATCCAGCAGGAACGCTTCGACGGTATTCTCGCTGGTCCCGAACTGCGTCTTCTGCTCGGGTGTGAGCTTTGTCGACCAGTCCGGCAGCGCACGGGCGGCTGCGAGTTTTTCGGCATTCTCCGGCGTGCCCCAATAGTTTGCGGCAAAGTCGTCCAGTGCCTTGCGTTTGTCCGGCATCGTGGCGACCAGTGCGTCACGCACCTTGCCCCATGCAGCCGTGTGCCGATCGCGCAGAACGTGCGTGACTTCGTGCCCCATGACTTGCATCGGATTGATCTGTGCGGCGGTATTGATGTGGATCGTATTTTCTGCACGGTTCGGTACAGCACCGTCGCTGTTGCCCGGTGCATACTCGAAGATCACCTTGGTACCGGTGATCCGGCCCATGACCGCGAGCACCTTGCGCATGTTGCGCGTGACCTTCTCGCCCTTGATGTCCGGTCCGGTTTCGCTCCGTAGCTGGCTGGATGCGCCAAATACAGACTTGCGAGGCTGCGAGAATTGTCCGACCTCATTATCAGCCAGTTGCTGCTGCGTAGTCGGTGTAGGCAGTGTCGGCGGTACAGCCTTTGCCGCAGGCGCTGTACGACCGTCGCTGACGATCAGACGCTCTGTCGCGACACGTTCCTCACGTGTCAGCAGCGCCGGACCTTTGACAAGCTGTTCGATCCGTCCCATCACTTCCGGTCCAACACGCGCTGCCACATTGCGCAGCCGCATCGCATCGGCAGGCACGCGCTGTTCGACAGGGGTACGCAGGATAGCTACGGCTTCTGCGAGAGTGTTGGTTTTGGCCGGCGCTGCATCAGGCACCGTCAGCGTCGTACCGCCCATCGTGGTGCGCAGTTCGTTGGTGCCACCAGTACCTTCGACGGTAGGCGTAGCAGCACGATCACGGGCGGCCAGTTCAGTATGCACTGCACGTGCCGTCACTGCTGATATTTCTGGATTGGTCAGGATCGAGCGCAGTTCGTCAGTACCGATAGACGACGTGGCACGTTTGAGAATGGTCTTGGGCCGCATCGTCTCGATATCGGTCGTACCTTCGTCAGCCTGTACCGTAGAAAGCTGTGCCTGCGCTTGTTGAGACGCAGCGTCAATCAGAGGTGCGTTAGCGGCTGTGGTGTCTGCAGGGGCCGGCATGGTGCCGAGTCCGCTGCCGCGCTGCTCGTATTCAGCGCGCGTCATTGTGGTGCCGTCAGGGAACGTGACGAGCGGAGAGCCTGCATATAGCGGCAAACCTAGAGTGGCAGGCTCGTCAGCCTTCCATTCATTAACGTTCGTTTCGAGTGGTTCGATCGGCGCAGCGAGCGCGGCTTCAGCAGCAGCGATAGCCGTGTCGTTGGTTGGTGCGGCAGAAATTGCAGCAATAGGATTCTTGCTGTTCCAGACCTTGGCGATACCGACTTCAGCCGCGCTCTGGCCGAGCGATGAGAACGCTTCGATAACCGCGTCCATTTTGTCCGCTTCGCCGGTCGCTGCGAACTCGCCGAGATATTCACCGAGTCCTTCGCCGATCGTTTCCAGACCGAGCGCAGCGCCCGTCTGTAGCGCACGCTTGCCGAACGTGGTTGCGCCATCCATCGCGAGCTTCTGTGCGGCAACCACTGCACTGTCAAAAGCCGGATCAGCAGCGCGCCGTGCGGCAATCTCGGCAGCGGTCGTCACGCCGGCTTGCTCGGCCACACGTAACGTCGCTGTCTCGACGGCACGACGCGCGGCATTGGTCAGGAACTTCGTCATGCCGAACGTCGCGGCATCGACGCCGGTAATCACACCAGCCTTGATCGCACCTTCGTAGATCAATCGGCTGCGATCCTCGCTCGACAGCTCACCGGTCTTGCCGACATGCTCCAGCGCGCGGTTACCACCTTCTACGGCGAGGTTGCCAGCGTACATGCCAGCAAGACCGCCGATGATGCCGCCCGCTGCCGTACCAACACCGGGGATCGGGATCATCGAACCTGCTGCTGCACCGACACCAGCACCAGCGAGAACGGCTGCAGAGTTCGGTAACTGATCGACTGCCATCAGCCCCGCACCGGCCGGATTCTTCCATGCCGCGCTGCCGACTTCGCCGATCACATCGAGCCAGCCGGGGTCCGCACCGAGCTTGGCGCGACGTTGCGCTAGGTCGGCTTCAAATGCGGCGAGACGTGGGTCTTTGACGCGGGCTGCTTGTTCGGCAGCGGCGGCTTGTAGCTCGGGCAGATCGTTCTGTGCGAGGTCGAGGGCCGCACCGACAGCGCGGCCGGTCTGTTGCGTGCCGCCTGACAGGGTGCCGATGATGCCGTCTTCGGCTGGTCGGCGGGCACCTATCGGATTGCCGGCTTCGTCGTAATCAAAACCGCCAGAAGTAGCAGCAACAGGCGAACCGTTGTCGTCGTAATCAAAAGCCATGTCGGCCTCTCCTAGTAGGAGGTTAAGGGGTGCTGCTAGATGCTGAGAATTTCTGCAGCTTCAGCTTCACGTGTTGTTAGTTTTGCACCAACCTTACGTTTTGCGACAATAATACTGCGTAACGACTCAGCGGCTTGTCGATCTGTATTCGGTTTGCTGGCTCTCATTTTATTCAGAACACCACGGGGCGCAGGTTCTTCGCTGATTATACCGGCAGGTGCAGCGGCAGGTGCAGCGGCAGGCAACTCACCTTTCTTGTGAGCAGCGACCAGTGCGTCAGCATCTGCTTTTGTCGCAGCCTGCCCGATCACCTTGCCGCCGACACGCACATCCTGCTTACCGCCCGTATCGGCCGGCGCGGGTGCCTCAACCTTCTTCCAGTCGTCGCCGAAATGAGACGCGCCGATCTGATCGTACTGCTTGAGTGCGGAAGCTACTGCAGCCTTACTGGTCTGGTAGTCCTTCTCCAACTGCGCGATCTTGTCAGGCGATGCGAGCGTGTCCTTCCGTCCAGCTTCCACAGCCTTCGCTGCTTCCGCCTCGGCACGATGGGCTGATGTGACATATGTCGAGGCCATTTCAAGCTGCACCCTAGCGGCCGGACTTATCTTCTCAGGCTGGTTGGCTTCAATCTGTTTGTTATGACGGATGGTTTCCTGCAGTGTCTTCGAGCGGTGCTCGGTTTCAGCAGCAAACGTACTATCGAGGCGCGCATTGTCGCGCTCAAGGTTCTTGACGTTCTCAGCGCCGGTATAGTCACCCTTGGCTTGTAGCCGTTCAGCGTTCGTTGGCGCACGCTTGTACGCGCCGCCAGCCTCTGCAGCATCGACAGCGGCAAGCCCGGCCGCCTTGTCCTCATCGGACAGCGTGGAGTTCTGGTATTGCGACCGGGCGCTGTTGATAAAACCTGACGACTCGGCATCGGCCATACCTTGTGCTTCGCCTTCGATGCGAGTGCGTTCGGTAGCCGCATCCGCGACGTTACGATCGCGCGTCGTCTGGTCGAGGTCGAGCTTCATCTGCTGCAACCGAGCGTCACGCAACGCTTCGATCTCGGCCTGTTGTTGAGCGAGGTAACTGGCGGCACCGAGCTTCGCACCTGCTTCACCAACGGCGGCAAGTCCGCCTTCCATTGCGGTCGAAAGTCCCATGTCATACTCCTTGCATGATGCCGGCAGGCTGTGCCGGGGCTGGCTGTGCTGTGGCAGGCTGTTGCGCGCCAGCATACGTCGTATGGAGATGTTTGAACAGGATTGCTGACGCCTGCTGAATGTCTTTCTCGCTCGGTTTTGCGATACCTGCGTCGGCGGCAAACTTGCCCATCTCCATGAGCAGCATCAGACCGACAGGCGCGATGAGTTGCATCGGTATCTTTCCGCCGCTCTTTTCCATGAGCATCTTGAAGACACCGGCAGTCTCCATGGCGAGACGCTGCGGAAGCGGCACGTTTTCCTTCGTCAAGCCGTTCTTGAGTATCGGAAACGTCTGTTCGCTGAACATGAGCTTCATGCCAGCCAACACGACGCGCTGGAAAATCTCAACATCCTTGGTGTTCATTTCCATCATGCTGCTCCTATCAGACCGCTGGCACCGGGATTGGCCTGTCGCTCGGCAAGTTTGTTCTGAAAGATAAGACCAGTTGCGCGCGGCTTGCCGAAGTTCGTGCGACCCATCGCACCTTGATTGGCAACCTTGGAATCGGCAAGTTTCTGCGCGGTCTGTGCGTTCAGCATCGAAGCGTCTGCTGTTTTCTCTTGTGTCTTCAGTAACCGATCCTTGCCCTTCGCGCCAAAGAAACCTGCAAGGAACGACCCGCCGACCGTAATGAGCGCAGCTTGCGTCTTCGGATCGGCTTCACCGAATGACTTCCATGCGCTGCCGAGAAGGTCTGTGATTGGATTACCACCGGACGATGCCGCTCCACCTTGCCATGACGTGAATCCGACTCCCGGCGTTCCTTCACCAAAGGGATCATAATTTGCAGAAGCTGTCGGCGGCGCGATGTACGACCAGAAATTAGTTGTCGCAGGTGATGTGTAGTCATAGCCGTACATATCGTTGCTACCAAAATAATCCGTGGTCGCAGGCGACGTGTAGTCGTAGCCGTAATTTTCAGTTGTCATACCGTTCTCCTTGAGAGTCTGGTGCCCCACTCGGGCCGTCTTGTTATGGCGGGAAGCACCGACGCAAAGCTCGGTGTGTCGCCCCAATTCAGCGCATAGTTGTTTGTCGTGCCGGTATCGGTAGCTGTCGTGCCGGTATCGGTAGCTGTCGTGCCGGTATCGGTAGCTGTCGTGCCGGTATCGGTAGCTGTCGTGCCGGTATCGTCGTCCTGCAATGTCGTATTTACGATTCCACCAACGACCTGACCTACCGCATTGCCGACTTGCGGCGCACCACCAGCGTCACCAACTGCGCCAGCGGCCGCGCCGGCAACACCACCTGTGATCGCGGCGTTGCCTATGTCGCCGCCTGTGATCGCGGCGTTGATCACACCAACTGCAGCACCTGCTGCACCACCTGCAACGGTCGTCGTCAGCGGGAATCGGTCAGTCTGCGAGGCTGTCTCGACCGATATGTATTGATCGTCAAATTCACCAGTCGGTACGCCGTTAATCAAACCGGATACCGTGTTGCCGGCGAGAGACGCAGCGCCTGATGTCAGACCACCTGTCAGTGCAGCATTGCCGACATCGCTCAGGTCGCCACCTGTCAGTGCTGTTTTCACACCTGACGACACGGCCGAATTTACACCCGATGAAATTGCTTTTGCTACATCGCCTGTCGCGCCAACAAGGTCTGCAGCCGACGAACCTATGCTACCGAGTGCCGAAGCCGCAGATGCGTATTGCGCGCCAAAGCCTAACGCATCTGCAAAGCTCGCAGCACCGCCGAAACTTCCAAGAGCAGAGACTGCTTTTAGTCCAATCTGAAACCATGACATAGGCTTCGGTTTCTGGATGTCTGCTGTAAAATTTACCTTCGGTGTCGCGCCAAATACATCAGAAAAGCCCGTCTCGTCTTTGAACAAAAACGCCTCGCCGATGTTTGGCAACTTCGCAAGAACAGCGTTGTTCAACAGCTTGTCCTTGTCATAATCGAGTTCATACTCAAAGTGCGTTACCCAATTCCCGTCATCAATGCCGCGTCTCCGCATGTCCTGTATGTAAGCAGCAGGAACTGCGTATCCTGAAACAGAGCCGTTGCTGCCGTATAGCGGTATGGCAATGTCCTTAAAGTTTTTACCCATTATCGGCGAAGAACTAGGGTACAGTGCCTGCGGCGACATCAGTACGTCTTGATTGGTCCCGCTATAGCCATAGCCTGTCGTACCGTTCTGACCTATCGGCTTTTCATAAAACGGAATATTCGTAGCCGTCAGAGACGGATCGCTTTCCAATCTGCCGATGTTTGCCGAGCTAAGTGCTTTTACCCAATCAGAACCTGCTGTCGGTACATAACTGAATTCGCCAACAGGCTTACCCCACCAACCGGACGCAATCTTTCGAGCTTGATGAGCGTCGACACTTTTTTTTGAATAATCTGCAAGCCAGCCAGTCAACGGCGTACCGGCTGCTTCTGCCTTTTTAAGCTCTGTGTACGGTATGAACATGATCTTACGGTGCCGCTGCCGAGACAGGTTCCCACTGCAACAGGTCACGCACGTCGACGCCATTTATCGACCCGATCAGATTCAGCGCAACCGCCGTGCTGTCCCACAGACCGTTGATCGTCGCGGCCTTGCTCGCGGCATCCATGTCGGGGTTGTTGATCGCCGTCGAGATTGCAGCCAGCGTACCCTTGTAAATCTCTGCCGCGCTGTCGCTCGTCTCGATCAGCGTCTTGTAGTCCGCCTCGATATTCGTCAGCCGGACCTTCGTGTCGTTGTCGATCTGCTTCAGCCATTGCTGAGTCTGCGCGTCGGCATTTTGCATCGCGGCCTTGAAGCCGTTGTCGATGTCACGCAGCGCGACCTCACGTGCCGCCGCATGGTTTTGCGCCGCCTTTTCGTAATTGATCGTGTTGGTTTGCCCAAGCAGAGTGTTCTTTGCGTTTGCATTCGCTGTAGCGATCGGTACAGCAGCATCGTACATAGCCGCCTCACTGGCACCGACTGCCATGCTGCTATTGACCAGACCGCGCGGTGCCATCGCCTGCAGACCGCGCGTGCGGGCCTGCTGCATGAGCGGGCTGTCTTCCGCAATTATCTTCGACACTTCATCGCTGGCCATCGTCGGCGTGCCAATCAGTCCCGTGATAGGGTCCGGCGTGCCGCCACCTGTCATCGTGACGGGCGGCGCGACGGGCGGCGGTACGACCGTGCCGACGCCACCAGAGGCGTCGTACTGGCCGGCATCCATCCATGACTCAAATGCTTTACCTTGCGTGTCACTGTCCCACGACTGGCCGTAGCGGTCAGAGTACGGCACGGCGGCAGGAGCACCGGCAGGCGGCACATACGTCTTGCCAAAGACGTTTTTGTACGCTGTCAGTTTGTTCGGATCGTATTTCGT